TACGAGAATTATCTGGATAGTCTGCGTGACTGGACGGAGGCTAAGGGCCTTAATTACAATCGCAAATATATTGAAAGTCTGGAGAAAAATCTAAGTAACATAATCAGCAATAGTGTAGAATTTGAAGTCAAACTTAAGACGGAAAAGGCACCGTCTGATTGAACCACGTCGCAGAGCAAGGGCCAGAAGAGGCTAGGCGGATAGTGTCTGGAATAGATGGACCCAATTTGGTTTTGCGAATACGCAGCCCAGTCAATTTGCGGAATCCGCTAGCTCTGGCTGGTTCTACCTTAACAGCAACAGAAGAAAATAGATAAATTCTGTCTGGTACTCGATCCATAGTCCCGATTGCTCCCGCTTTTAAAAAGTATGGACCCAATTCCACTACTGGGTTACTGGTGTTATCTTGTAAATACATAGATAAACTAATACCCGAAGCGGATTTTGTTCCAGTAAATTTCAAGGCGAAATCTAAAATAAAAGTACTACCTTGGAAATTGGTATAAGATGGCGGCCCATTCTCCATTACATCCTCCCAAAATGTCCCCACGCTTTGGGTTATAGGGATAAGGCCTTGAGCTCCATCGACTACTAAAGCGGCTGGTGTCATTATCAAATTCTGGCTATTGAATACAAGCGTCTTGACTGAATTTATCATTTTTAATTCCTTATCGCCGGGTCCGGGAAAACCACCAGCTACTTCTATATTGCGAGGGACTATGGAAATAACCCCCGCATTATTCAACTGTGGTTCATTCGCCGGCCGGCCCGGCTCTTTTGCTATGCCTAAGCCTTCGGTGATACTGCCTACCCCCGTATTATTTATGACGGGATTCTGGCCGGGGCTGGTTATTGTTAAAGCTGTACCGGGTGCAACACCTATGGATATAACTCCCGTATTAGCCAATGTCAGATCATTCTGGCCCGTTACAGAAATACCCCCGCCCGGCAAAATATTAAGTATTCCCGTATTGTTAATTTGTGGCTGGTTCGGGTTGGTATTGTCTATAGCAATCCCCAGCCCGTTTTGCACTTGCGAAACAGAATTGCCAAGTACAAACACCGGAAATTGACTGGTCCCTATATTCTCCAAACCGCCGTCTGTTATTACTGTTATAACTCCAGTATTAGAAACCTTGGGTATAGTATCGGATCCATCTACTAGAATTCCATCACCCTCTTTCAGCTGTTGTACTCCAGCAGCGACGGTTGAGCCGACAGCGGTCCAGATAGACGGCCCGATAACTTGCGAAGGCGGGAGGCCTCCGCTAATAGTGGCAGAAAATCCGGTATAGATATACGAACCGGTGGTTAATGGATCCGTTACGACGTTGTTTTTATAGTATTCGTCGGTTGCATTCCATTCACCAATCCAGCTCATCATTTCTGGCAGAACCGCTAGGCGCTGTAAAGGAGTGTCTAATTCATTTTGTATATCTTGTGACATCTCTACTGTAAGCCCAAGGGAAAATACTGGGCGTAACCATTACCATAGGTGCTTAGGGCTAAGATAACATTTGTATTATTGATAACTCGGATACCCGTTGGCACAGTCACTCCAGCAGCCCGGGCTGCTGTAATATCTATATACACTTGCCCGAAATTGCCCGATACGGGAACGGCTGTTCCAGTAGGGATGAATACAGTATTTAGATAAATTGGCGACACGTAGGCGTTCCCGGTACTATCCACAATCGCCAGCTGTAGCGTATTATTCGCTCCTATTACAGTGCCGGGTGGCCCTCCAGCAAGATTGAAGGAGAAACTTGTTAAATCAAGCATAAAAATACCCGTAGCCTCTGGTGGCCCATTCAAGAAATAGTCCGCAAATAAACTGCCTCCAGTTGGGACGAAGCCAAATACCCCTCCCGTTGCTGGGGCAATCACTAAGGAACCAAGAAATGTTGTAGATGCGAATGCTTGTGTAATAGTGTTTGTATTGCCGGTTACAATTGGATTCTGTGGGTCCGTGTTATCTACGGTAATAGTGCTATCGCCCGATGCAACCGACAGCACTCCCGAATTGGCGATTGTGGGGCTGATTGTGGGGCCAGTAATAGAAATCCCGGGCCCTTGCGTTAGCGTAGCCACTCCCGTATTGGTTATTTGAACGCTAGTACCTAGTTGCGTCGTTTGAATTCCAACACCAGCGCCGACACTTATAACGCCCGTATTTACGAGCGTGGGTGTCTGGCCTCCAGTGCTTAACAAGCCCGTACCGGGATTTACGATGATCTGCCTCACGCCCGTATTACCTATAACGGGAATGATAGGGTTGGCGCTATTTATGGAGATACCGGGGCCCGGGGCCAGTTGCTGGATTGCAGTGCTATTCACAATAGGATTTTGCGGGTCAGTGTTATCTACGGTTACACCCAAGCCACCAGAAACACTCAAGACTCCAGTATTACTAATTTCTGGCTGGGAAGGAATGGTATTATCTACAGCAATTCCGGGCCCGGCCGTCACACCCGCAACACCTACAGAAGTGCCGCTCAGCTCGGACCAATTCGGCGATAGTACCGGATTCGGGCCGCCTACTATAGATATGATCCCCGTCAATATGTACGTAGAATTATTTGTTGTATCTTCCACAACGTCATTAAGCAGATAGTTTTCGGTGATAGACCACACTCCCCTCCAATTCATCGTTTGAGGCAACGCAGCTAAGCGTTGAAAGGGGGTTTGTAGGCCGGATACACTCATATCTGCTTAGTGAAGTTAAAATAGGAATTCTATTGTTTAAGGCACGAGAGGCACATAGGACACGTTTACGGAGGCGATGGTGGCCGTTAGGGCAGAGGCGGCGTTCATCGCACCCGTCAGCACGATAGACGTCGTGGTGCCGTCGGACGCCAGAGGCACATACGCCGACACAGACACGTTCTGGAGAGCCACACCAACCGCCGGGACTACTGTTACCCGTACGGCCGGCGCCGCCGTACCACCGGTAGGAGTGAGTGTGAGATTGAACCACTCCGCAGCAGTCGCCACGGCACTAAATGTAATGGCAAACTGCACGTGGGCCATGAAGTTCGTGTCGCCGAGGGCTACAGTGGCCCCCACGGCTGGTTGGAGGAGATTGCAGTTGGTAAATGTGAGGGCACCGCCGGCCGCCGCCAAGGTCGCACTCTGGGCCCCAGACGGTTCCACCACACGGGGGCCGTTAGCAGCCAAGGGGGCCCACACGGGGCCCGCATTACTCACCCAATCAATCGCCGGATCATCCCCGCCAAGTTGGGAGGTTAGAGGGGGCTCAGAGTTGACCGTCGAACCGCCAAACATCACATACGCACCGCCGTCAACAGCGGAGAATACCACATCGTTAAGGTAATACTGCTTGGTAACATCCCAAATATCGGAGTTATTCACTTCATTACGGCGAAAAGACCCAGATTGAGAACCAGCAGTACCGAGAACACCAAGGCGGGTTACGGGATTCTTCAAGCTCTCAAGAGATGCCATTTATACTTATCGGTGTGAAAAAAAAGTTAGAAAATTCACATTAGCCGGGCAGAGAGGCTTTTGCCAGCTCCCGCCATAGGGCGGCCCATCTCCTCCTTCTTCTCGGCGGGTTTAGAGGCACCGCTGCCGCTGCCCGCCATACCCATACGGTTCGCCAGAGCCATCATCTTACCGCCGATGATACGAGCAAGGCCGGAACGAGTGCCCGCCGGGGCCAGAGGGGCGGCGATGATGTCTTGCTCGGACAGTACGCCCTTGATGATACGGGAAGAACCACGCACCGACTCAAAGAAGCCGGAGTTCGCCGTAATTACGAACAGCTGGGGATTCACGGGGAACGGGAAGGTGTTGCGAACACGCACGTTGAACTGCAGCGTGAAGTTACCCACCAGCGAGCACGCTTGGCCCGACTGGAGTGTGAGATCCACACCGGGCTTCAGCACTAGGAAGCCGCCCACCGTAGGCACAGTCCTCCCAACGGCACCCGTAGGCACACGCACAAGGCCGGACCACGTGGGCCAATCCACATCAAGGCCGTTCTTCACGGACATATGGTACAGCTGCTCGGGAGTCTGCGAAGACAGCAGACCGGAGAAGTTGTCAAAGTTAATTGATAGCGGGTTCGGGGGGCGGGCACCATCTATACCGCAGTCAATAGGCAGATAGGATGTGCCGTACTGGGGCAGAGTGGGGTCAGCCGCACGATTGGCCGACACCGTGTTAGAATCAGCAAGGGCCTTGCAGTAGATGATTAGAAGGTCGGGAATCTGGGGCAGCGTGATAGTCTGGGAAATAAGCTGCTCGGCGACACCGGAACCCAGCGCAGACGAGAGGGGCTGTGTGATGTAGCGAGGGAACTCCATATAGGGCACCACGCTCTTAGGGGGCAGAGGGATATCCAGAGAAGGCGTGAGGAACTGCACGTTGAGGAAGGAGTTCTCAAAAGGACCGTTGGCCCGAGAGGCGTTGTACTGTACCGGAGGGGCCCAAGTTGTCGGGTTGTTGGCCCCAGCATAGTAGAGCTTCTGGGCCGAGCCTACTACACTGTTACGCAGACGCAGCGCACGGCCGGGCTCACGTAAATTGCATACTAACTGAATGTTGTTGATGCCGAAGAGGCCCGTGTCGGAGCCGTGGCTCTCAGCGAACACGAAGGGAGACAGCACCAGCTTCTCCGAGGTGCGGAAACGCAGATACACGAGGTAGAGGCCATTCACGGTACCGGAACCGTCGTCCGTTGATACCGGGACGCCATCCACGTAGTCAATATCCAGTCCATTCGCATCAGTATAACTGCCAGAGCCGGAGAGAACCGCACCACCACGATCAGTGAAGGCCAAGTTCGCCCAAGAGCCGTTGGGCTGCTCGTGGTAGTCATGGGACATATTGGTATAGCCAGAGATGGGGTCGTTGGTCGCATTCAGCGCATCGGCGTTCTGCTGGTACTTATCCAACATCGTCGGGCAAGTGCGCTGCAGACGGTTCTGCTTGTAGTCCGTCAGACGCAGCACCTCAGTCAGCACGTCTTGGGAGTTAATTGTTACCGTAGTGTCGTTGATGGTCGCCGTCATCGTGGCGCAGAGGGAGTTCAGCGGGAAGGCCGCCAGAGAGCCATCCACGCCCAGCTGCAGAAGAGGCTCCCCTACCGGGTACTGGCCCCCCGCCGTGTCGTTCAGACGGACGGCCACTTGGAGATAGACGGTAGAGGACCAATCCATATCACGGGCGACATAAACGTTCTCGCTGGGGACGTACACGTTATAAGTGTGCTGGGACTGGGACTGCGAAATCGCCGCAAACGGGGCGTTTGTGAGGGACAGAGCACCTTTCTCCACAGCGTACTTCGGGCGGGTCTGTACGATGCGATCGTCAAATACGGCCAGCTTCTCGATGTCCGCACTCATCTTGGTTATACTTAGTAAGCATAAAAAAAATGAGAGTAAAAACACATTTATAGGGCCGGGCTTAAGAGCGGTAGTCCGTTTTCCGGAACAACATTTTAATATTAATATCGGAGCAATTCGCCGCCGTTAGGGGAATTAGTTCCCCAGTCAGCCGGTATTTCCAAAAGACTTGAATATCTATATTGCGAATTTCCTCGTGGGAGGCGGTCATAGAAAGCATTTTATATTCTGCCGTAGGCTCGTACTGGGTGAAGTTGCGATAGCCCTCGGCCCCCTCTTGCTGTTGGTCTATACTGAAATCCGTAATGATCGGCTGGAAGGCGCTCTGAGTGCCGCTAGAACCACCGCCCAAATTGCCCGTATTCAGATCCACGTTTGCCGTGGTGTACTCTTTCTTAATCGGGAGCATCGCCGAGGTGAATACAATCGCCGAGACCGGGGACCACATCGAATCCGTAGAGCGGTAGTCTTGGACCACTTTCCAGTAGAGGTTTTGGCGGTCCGTCGGGATGAGGAAATAGGGGTTATATACTGGAGGGGGGACAGCTGCGCTGCCTTGCAGTAGCGGGTTGTTATTGAGGATATTTGTATAGAGCCGATTTGTGAATAGGATTTCGTGGGAATAGAGCCACGGGCCAGCACCGGAAAAGGGGGTTGCATTTCCAATAGTAAAGGCATAACTACCGCTGGGCTGCGGGATAGGAAACGGAATAGTACTACCACCTACAGCTCCCCAGAATGTATTGTTGAAATTTGCCAAGAGGTTCATTAGATCCGTATTGAAAAACAACCGGAGGAAGGGCGATGTGGCGGCAGAAGCGGGGCCTCCCGCAACATAGACGGGAGGGACAAAGGCCGGAACCGGGGCTTGTGTTCCAGTTGGGAGCCCCGTGCGGGGGTTCGGGAAAATCGGGTTTAGCTGTCCGCTGATATTGAAAGCCCTCGTGTCGCCATAGATTTCAAAAAATTTTGTGAATTCGTTATACACGATATAGGGGATATCGTGGTCTAGAAGGAACTTGTCGAAATCGGGAACACCGGCGGTGAAATAGGGATTGACGGTCGCCGTAGGGAGTGTCGCCCAAAAGATGTTGAACGCCGCAAAAGTGTCAGCCATCGCATTCTCTAGGGCCGTGTTTACCATTTGGGCGAAATGGCTGTAGGTATAGGTCCAGTAGTACCGGGTAGAAAGGTCTTGCTTCGCTATCCCCGTTGCTGGAACTTGAGGAACCGGTGCAATAGCGGTGTTTTGAATTTCGGGGACATACGCTATAGCCGTGCTTTGGGGGGCGAGGGTTATTACCGCAGTCGCAGCCAAGCCGGTCACATTATTCGTATAGTTCCAAGTCCGCTGATAGGGAATAGCAAGGTTATAAATCGTCCGGTTCGGGTCTGTCTGTATGCCGGTTAATGATACCGTCCCGTTAGTCT